TCATGGCTCTGCAGTCGGTTGGACAGATGCTCGTGGGGAGTTTCAAAAGTTCAAAGACGAGCGAAGAGTGATACAGATTGAACAGCAGTTCGTTCTTGAGAAGCGTGACACAATCGAGCAATCAAAGGCAATCATCAAGCTCTGCGAAGAAGTGTTCGTCAAACCATGCTGGCTATCAACCGATCGCACTGGCAATGGCACTGGCGTCCATGACGCACTTTGCTCAATGTTTGGTCCAGAGGTGTTCGGGATTATGTTCGGTTGGTCAGCAACCGATACCCGAATACTTGAGGACGACTCACATCAGTGTTCTGAGATTTACCACGACATTGTCACTGAGATGTCATTTGCTGTCCGAAGGTTTATAGAAACTGATCTGATCAAGTTGAATCCTGGCATCAACTGGAATCAACTCGAGCGTGAAACAGTCCCACGTCGATACTCGCAGCAAGGTCGTGGCATCTTGCGCATTGAAAGCAAGAAGGATTTCAAGAAACGCAATTCTGGCAATTCACCTGATAGGTTTGACTCATTGATCATCGCTGTCCATGGAGTGAGGATGAATGAAGGCATATCAGGGAAGATGGTCGAAAACCCAAAACAAATAAAAAAATCATCAAGCCAACAACAGCATGGAGTTGTCGATGTGCTTGATTTCTTAGACATGTCAACATGAGAGAAGTAATTGAATCTGTCGTGATGCCAGGAGGCTGGCACAAACCTGAGAAGAATCGAGCTGGCATGGATATGCCTCAGCCAATACGTGCCGACACATACAAACAATTGATTGAAGCTGTGATCAAATTCCGTGCAGACAATGTCATACCAATTGGTGATGCCAAGGCTGATGTTGATGAATACATTTGCTCGAATTTCTCGCATATGTGCCACCCTGAACTTCCATACACTGTTGAGGTGCATGTGGACAATAAGTCGAACGAAATCAAAACGCTGACAGATCACATGCTTCAGTGGCTTGACAGAACAATCGATCACCATTCAATTGACAACCTTGAGATGCGCACAGAGGCACTGAGACGTGCTGACATTTGCTTAGGATGTCGCTACAACACGAAGTGGAACAGCAACTGTGGGTCTTGCTCAGAGGCAGTTGGTCGCATGAGCAATATTCTGCGATTGGGTAATGATGTTCCTCGTGGTCAAAAATTAAGAGCATGCCAGATCCTCAAACACGAAAATCGAGCAGCAGTCTGGCTGAAGAAAGAAAAGATTATGAGGAGCAATGATGTTCCCGACCACTGCTGGGCCAAATGAAAATAACAAAGCAAGGATTGTTTAATTTTATCGATGCAGCAGGACGAGTTGTTGATGCTGCCGCATCAGGTGATCAAATACTTGTTGACTCGTCAATAAAGAACAAGAGGCTTGATCTATGCAAAATATGCGAACACAATGTCGCCAATCAATGTCAGATATGCGAATGTTTGATCAGAGCTAAAGCAATGCTCGTTACAGAAAATTGCCCGAAAGGAAAATGGTAAATGAATGATGCAACGATGAACGATATTGTGAATCCCTCGACTGGCGAGGTGGTTCCATCAACAATAACATTTCAGCAAGCCTACCAAACTTACAAGAACTTTGTTAGTGACAATCGTGAGCGCAACTCCAAAAATGCTGCCATTGCTCGTAAGTTGAATGGTGAGCAACCATGGAATCCTAAGAAACTAAAGTCGTCTGGCCAATCGTGGCGTAGCAATCGACCGACTGGCTTCATGTCATCGTTGATGAAGCGATTGACACCACCATACAAACAGATGGTTGACCAACTGCCATTGCTCACATATAGCCATTTCTCGGAAAAGTCTCTTGGTTCAGAAGCACAGCAAGACATCTTCAGGAAAGGCATCACTGATTGCATTCGCAATTGGTCAGGATGGTCTGATTTTATCACTCAGCTAATTGACGAGGACATTGGTTATGGATATGCAGCTGTCGGTCGTGAGGACGAGTTTAGTTGGAAGCCAAAACTACATCGCTCTGATGAAGCCATGTTTTATGTTGGATGTCCACAGCAAGCCGAAAAAGTAAAGATATGGGGATTGAAGCAGGACTATTTTGTTGATGAGATAACGGAAATCCTGCGCGATTCCGAAGTTGCTGCTTCTGCTGGATGGCAAGTGGACAATCTTGTTAAGAAGCTCAACACATCAGGAAAACAATTTGATGATCGTTCCAATGAAGCCAACAGTCGAGTTTACGAGGATTTGATCCGTGAAAACAATCTCGCGAGCTCTTTCACATCAAGCATCCGTGTGGTCAAGGCTGGCCATATATTTGCTTTAAATCCAGCAGGTGGCATTGATCATTACATCTTTGATCGTGACGATGGCACAGCTCTTTTCTTCCGTCGTTCGAGGTATGACAAGATGACTGAGTGCTTGACGCTTTTTAGTGCTGAGATTGGCGATCGCACTCTGCACGGAAGTCGTGGTGCTGGTCGTGCACTTTACAATACTCACGTGTCAGTTGAGCAAGCTCGCAATCTTGTTCAAGATGCACTCCATCTCAGCGGATTATTGCTGATGAAAAGGACAACAAAGGTTGGTGCTGGTGTGCTTGAGACTCCTGGTCTTACAGTCATGCATCCATTTGCAGTCGTAGGTGATGGATTTGAAGTGCTCGACAAAGTGAGATTTGAAATTGACGCTGAAGCATTCTTCAACCTCGACAAACATGCGACAACACTTGCTGAAATACAAGTTGGTGCATTTATGCCAGGACAGGTTCAGCAAGGTGGCCAGACTCGCACAGCATCTGAAGTTAATTATGTTGCAAGCATTGATGCTCAAATTAGGGCTGGCGTCCTTGCTAGGTTTGCAGATCAGATGTTCGAACTCATTGATGAGATTCAAAAACGAATTTGCAACTCTGAGACAGTTGAATATGCGAACACTGTTTCTGAGCAGATCAAGAACATTGGTAAGGTGCCAATATACGACTTACCACTGTTTAACAAAATGACAGAACTTGGCATTGATAAAGATTTTGTTTACATTGAATTGCCAGAATACATCGAGTCAGATGCTTTTGATTGCATTCTTAAAATGATCAATGAAGGACTTTCTCCTTCTCAGATCATTATTCTTGCCAACTCAAAGTCACGCTCGAATGTTGATGATGCAATTGCTTCTCAGTCTGGATTGATTGATACTGTGATGATGCGCTATGCTGCAGATCCAATCATCGACACAGTTGAACTCAAGCGTCGTGATCTTTCCTCGAAGCTAGGAGCTGATGCTGCAAATCGTTTGATGAATGTTGATCTAAGTCCGATGTCTCAAGTCAAGCAGCAACGCCAGCAGATCATGGAGCTTTCTTCACTCATGAATGGTCAGGAAGTTCCTGTTGATATTTCAGACGATGACATGATTCACATTAGGACAATCATGGATCGTATGGCACCACTGCTTCAAGGTGGACAGATCCCTTATGAGATGAGCAAAGGATTTATGAATGGTGCACTCACTCATGCCCAGCAACACATTCAAGCAGCAGAGCAAAAAGGAGTTAAGCCAGGAGACCTAAAACAATTTAAAGCAATGATTGATGAAGCTGTACAAATGCTTCAATCGCCAACAACTGAAGCAGCTGCCACTGAAGCAATGCAACCAGTCATGTCTGGTGTTGCCATTCCAGCCACAGAGGTGGCAGTTGATCCTATGGCATCGGCAACTCCACAAGGTATAATTTCTTCTGTGGCAAATCCAACAAGACCACAGCCTCCGCGCAATCTATGATAAATTGGGAAAATGAAGATGGTGTTGCACTAAGAGAGTTTCTTGCTCGTGTGCCTTCACAAAAAATCGAAAGCATATTGAGTGAATTGTGCCCAGCAAAAGTAACATCTGATATCATACTATCAAATGATGCAGAGTCAATCGCCAGGACTGCAGCAATGCAGGCTGGCTGGATTGGGTGCATGAAAGCATTTCTTAGATTGGCAGAAGTCAATCGTAAGAATCAGCAGGAATCTGGCTATCGCGACATGTCGTAGTGGCCTAAATACAAACTAACAAAAATAAAATAATATGGAAAAATCAGTAACTGATGAAGGAGTTCCTAGTGAACTTGATCTTGGCAATGTTGAAGCTCCAAGCAACGACGATCTCAACAGCTTGGACAAAGCATTGGACGATGCAGGAGTTTTCAATCAAGACAACTCAGCGCAACCAGCAGCAAATGAAACCACACAGACACAACCAACAGATCCTGTCCAACCAAGTGAAGGTCAGACAACTCCTGATGGCCAACAGCCAGACCAGCAACTTGATCAAAAAGATACTAGCAAAACTGAAGATCCATCGACCATAGATCTTGATAAGATCCAGCCTCCTGCAGACATCAGCCCAAGGAATCTTGTAAACTTTAACAAGCTACGTGAAGTAGCAAAGCACTACAAAGAGCAAGCTGACAAGGCTGCTCAATATGAACAATACATTGATTATCTTAAACAGCAGCAAGCTCAACCTCCTCAAGAGTTGCTGGCTGAGCTAGAAGACCATCGTAAGTTCCGCAAAATTTTCGACGCTGAAAATGATCCTGAATTTCAACAGCAGTTTAATGAAAAGATTGGGACACTGGACTCTGATGTCATCAACATCCTAAAGAAAAATGGTCTTCCTGAAGAAACAGAAGCCAAGCTGCGTGCAGCAGGTCTTGATCAAGTTCCTGCAGATTGGTGGGAGGAAAATGTTCTGCCAAGGTTGAATTTCTTGGATCGTGAACGAGTTCAGAAAAAATTAGCAGAGCGTTCTGATGTCGTCGATGCCAAGCAAAAAGAACTAGAGAAATTCAGCTCTCGCAAAGATGAGTTTTTTGCTGAGCAGGAATCAAAGATGCAGCAGTTCTATGAGCAAGAACAGAACACAATTCACACTCATCTTGATGTGATGACTAAAGAGCTTCCACAAGCTCGTTATATGGAAGTTCCAGCGAATGCAAACCCTGAGCAATTTGCTCAAATTAAAAGCCACAATAATACAGTTGCAGAAATGGAAAGTCATTTTCATGATGCTCTAAATGCTAGCACTCCACAGGATAGAACAGAGGTTGCAATGGCTGCAGTTGC